ATGCTGACCGTTAAGCAGATAGAAGCAGCAAAGCCAAAGGAAAGGCCATACCGACTACTGGACAGTAATGGCCTCTATCTGTACGTGCCCGTCTCCGGCAAGAAGGTGTGGCAGATGCGTTATAAAATTGACGGGAAGGAAAAGGTTTTAACGGTGGGGAAATATCCACTGATGTCTTTGCAGGAAGCGAGGGATAAGGCGTGGAATGCCAGGAAGGAAGTGTCTGATGGTGTTGATCCGGTAAAGGCAAAGAAGCAGGCGGTTGCTGATAACACCTTCGGGGCCATATACGCCGAATGGTACTATCACAAAAAACAGGTGTGGTCTGCCGGGTACGGAGACGAGTTATCACGCATGTTCCGCGATGACATCCTTCCAATGATCGGCAGCATGGATATTAACGACATTGAGCCCATGAAGATTCTGGAGGTCATTCGCCTGTTTGAGTCCCGCGGCGCCATGGAACGAGCCAATAAAGCCCGGCGCAGGTGTGGAGAGGTATTCCGGTACGCCATAATCACCGGGAGAGCCAAATACAATCCGGCCCCTGACCTGGCTGATGCAATGAAGGGATACCGGAAAAAGAACTATCCGTTCCTGCCCGCTGACCAGATACCCGCATTCAATAAAGCCCTGGCTGGATTCTCTGGCAGTATCGTTTCGAAGATAGCTACACAGGTTTTGCAATATACAGCTCTCAGAACGATAGAACTCCGCTCCATGCTATGGAAGAACATCGACTTTGAAACAAGGACAATCACTATTTCCGAAGAGGTGATGAAAGGGAGAAGGATACACATTGTTCCGATGTCGCAGCAGGTGGTCGATTTATTACAAAGCTTAAAGCCTGTAACAGAGCCAATATCAGATTTTGTTTTTGCCGGAAGGAATGACAAGAAGAAGTCGATAAGCGAAAACGCCGTTCTTCTCGTCATCAGGCAGATAGGATATGAGGGGCTGGCTAGCGGGCATGGATTCCGGCACCAGTTCAGCACAATCATGAATGAGTACGAATGGCCGGCTGACGCAATAGAGAAGCAACTTGCTCATGCTAACAGCGGATCCGTGCGTGGTATTTACAACCACGCGCAGTATCTCGATAAGCGCCGGGAAATGATGCAGTGGTGGGCTGACTGGGTTGACGGTGTCGCCAGGTGACTTATGCCGGGCATACCCGGCTTTATCATCCCATTCAGATAATCGACTCGTTGCCGTCATGCAGGTGAACGACCGCAGCGACTACCGTCCCGATCACAGTTAGCTCTGCCAGCGCCTCTCCTTCGATAGATTCCCCGTCAGGGGTAATAACAGACACCCCCATCAGCTTTCCTATGCCATGCTCACCCAACCACTCGTAACAAATCGTTGAGCCATCCCGAGGCTTAATTGCCGCATCGACGATGTACGTCATGCCGTCGTACCCAACCAGTTTCGTAGCGGCAGGGTGGCGGATGAATATGGCGTTAAGATCGATACGGGGTTCGATGTAGTCCTTAGCCGGAGAAGGGAATCCCATGTCATCCGCCTCCGTTAGGGTTGAACAGTTGGAATGTGCGACGCTCACCTTCCTCTGTCGAGACATCTTTAAAAGATGATTGATAGTGCTCTATCCATCGATTCGCGTCGGCTAGACTCCAACTGTGATTGACTGCTTCCAGTGCTGCCACAAAGTCAGCTGTCGTCACTGTGCGCCGCCCATTAGCCGCTATCTGTATGCTTGCGCGGAACGCCGCGGGGATGTCGTCTCTTCTGCCCATGATCACCTCAATACTGTTTGGATATACAGTATTATTTGATCAGGCAGCGGAAATGATCAACAAGGCGAGGCGATGAAAATTGTCAGGATGATGATCTGGCGAAAGATTTTCCTGCACTAAACTTTACGAATTCTTGCCATTGCCACGCCAGATGGTAGGATCTGCCCACTTCAAAATTTAAGATAATTCAATGTACAAACTATTCGCTCGCTATGCATCTGTGGGGGTCGTCAATACGGCTATACACTGGATAGTTTTCATGTTTATTCACTGGCTTGGATTCAACCAGGCCATGTCTAATATGTTCGCATTCCTAGTTGCCGTAACTTTCTCATTCTTCGCCAACGCACGATTTACATTCAAGGGCGAGGTGACAACAGGTCGCTACATGATATACCTGGCTTTCATGGGCGCAATGGCAGCAAGCGTTGGTCAGATGAGCGACAGCCTAGGTTTGCCCTATATCGTAACTCTTGTGACATTCTCTGCAGTTAGCCTGGTGATGGGCTTCTTCTACTCGAAATACATCGTATTCAAGGAGAGAAAATGAAGATTTCTCTGGTAGTTCCGGTATTTAATGAAGAGGAAGCAATTCCAATCTTCTATAAAAATGTTAGAAAATTCGAAGGTTTAAAGCAATACGAAGTCGAGATTGTTTTCATTAATGACGGTAGCAAAGACGCCACAGAATCAATCATTAACGCGATTGCTATTTCCGACCCCCTTGTAGTTCCTCTTTCATTCACTCGCAACTTCGGAAAAGAACCAGCACTCTTTGCTGGACTAAATCATGCAACCGGCGAAGCTATTATCCCGATAGACGTTGACCTGCAGGATCCGATTGAGGTAATCCCTTACCTTATTGAGAAGTGGCGTGAAGGCGCGGATATGGTACTGGCTAAGCGATCTGACCGTTCCACTGATAGCCGAATGAAGCGGAAATCAGCTGAGTGGTTTTATAAGCTGCATAACAAAATCAGTAACCCACAGATCGAGGAGAACGTGGGCGATTTCCGACTTATGTCTCGCGAGGTGGTGGAAAATATCAAACTCATGCCAGAACGTAACCTGTTCATGAAAGGCGTACTGAGTTGGGTCGGAGGCCGCACTGATGTCGTTGAATATTCCCGAGCAGATCGCGTTGCTGGAAGTACCAAGTTTAATGGCTGGAAACTATGGAACCTTGCTCTGGAAGGCATTACCAGTTTCTCTACTTTTCCTCTGCGCATGTGGACATACATTGGGCTTGTTGTTGCCGGACTATCGTTCATATATGGAGCTTGGATGATTATAGATACGTTGGCGTTTGGCAATGCCGTAAGAGGATACCCGTCACTGCTGGTTTCAATACTTTTCCTTGGCGGTATACAGCTTATTGGTATAGGCGTTCTTGGTGAGTATATAGGAAGAATATACATCGAAAGCAAGGGTCGTCCTCGCTACCTGATAAAAGGTAATGTAAATGAAAAATAATTATTATCGCATTGCATCAGGCGCTATTGGCGCGACTTTGTTTTTTATTTGCGGCGGGGAAAAGATATTAAACGTAAATAATATCATGTGGTTTGGAAGTGGTGACGCAGCACAACACTGGCTTGGTTGGAATTTTTTTAGAAGCACTCCATTATTTCAATGGCCTTTAGGCCTTAATCAACCTTATGGAATGGATGTGAGTAGTTCAATAGTATTCACAGACTCCATACCGCTTTTAGCAATATTCTTTAAGATTATATCTTTTGCGCTTCCTGATGAATTCCAGTACACGGGAATATGGCTTTTAACGTGTTGCGTGCTTCAAGGTGTAACAGCATACGAACTTATTTATAGGAATACTAAAGACTCTGCTTACTCAGTATTTTCTTCTGCTATTTTCTGCCTAACCCCAATCATGATTTTCAGAATGATGGGCCATTTTGCTTTGTCAGCTCATTTTATGATATTAGCGTCATTCATTCTTTATGGAATGAATCAACCAAATAAAAGATGGATAGCTCTTATTTCTATAAGCTCTGCTATCCATTTCTATATTACAGGCATGTTATTAGCTGTATTTGTTACATACCTTGGGAAGTCAATAATTAAAAAAGAGATAAAAATAAAGAGCGCTTTATATTTATTTTCTTTAACCATGATTGCGCTTACTTTTACTATGTATGCACTTGGTTATTTTGTTATCGCCGATGGCGCTGATGGAAGTGGCTACGGTTTATACAATATGAATGTTAATGCTTTCTACAACCCAATGTATCCCTGGGTTTCAAGTATCATCAACCCTTTACCTCATCAAAAATTAGATTATGAGGGCTTTGCTTATCTAGGTTTTGGTGTAACAGCAACTATACTGATTGGGTCTTTTTATATAATAACCTATAAGAAGTTAAGAAAAGATATTATTGTAGGGCTTGCATCATGCCTGTTATTGTTAATGTTTTCCATATCAAATAATATTTTCATTGGCGATATCAAAGTATTTAGCCTGCACTTACCAGATGGTATTTATAAAATACTTAACATATTTAGATCTTCAGGCAGGTTTGTTTGGGTTGTCATATATGCGACACTAGCATTTTTCATTGTAATTATTTATAGCAACAAAAAAAGGGTTTTATGCATATCAATTATTGGTGTTTCCTCTTTAGTTCAATATTATGATATTCACGGAATGTTCTCAAAAGTTAGAGAGAGATACGCCGAAAATGTAGATATGTCTAGGGGGCTAAATAACCCAAGCAATGATAATTTAATTAAGGACAAAAGAAAGATAGAAGTTGTCATGCCTATAGACTTTTACTTTGACTGGCCGAGTATCGGTTACATTGCTTCAAAAAATAAATTATCTATGAATTTTGGCTACATGGCTAGATTTAGCATGAAGGCAAAAACGCAGCAACAAAAATCAATTTTATTCATGCTCTATAATGGAATTTACGATCCAGATTCTTTATATCTATTTAAAGACCGCTGGACTCTTGATATGGCAATGAATACAATAAAGCAAAAACATAGAATAGAAATGCTTGGTGATTATTACGCATTAACTGTCACAAAAGAAATATTAAATAAATCAAAATCAACTAATAAAGATGATTTTTATCAGGCTTTTTATTCACATTACAATTAATTAAGGCGGCATTATGCCGCCTTTTTTATATCGCTATATTTATTCCATTCCAATTCAACGCTTTACCGCTAAGATTTACGTTGCCTCCTTGAGGCCGCTTCGTACTTACGAGTGTTGCGTCTAGATTGGTTTTGAACGAGTTACCAGTGTATACAATAGGCCATGATAGCCCGACAGAAATAGGACTCGCTGCATCGTATCCTATACGGCAAAACCTTATCTGACCTATATCATTGTATACCGTTGCGGCTAACGGCGTAAGGGTCATCTGTCCAGAGCTGTTAAGTCCATTTATATCCATTCTGTCTACCCTTCCAAGAAAGGTTGGTGTAAGTTTCAGGAATGGTTTGGCTGAGTTCTTATCGCCTTGGCTACTGAATGATATTGCGTCCATATAGCCATCAAAGCTGAAAACACCATTTGCATTTGAATCTTCTATGTAATTATTTGCAGACCTTACCTCATATGTTTTGCACCCTCCAGAGTCTACGCCTGCCATGTAGTCAGGGAACACTGGAAATACACCATAGGAACTTAACTGATTATTGTAAAGTTCAATATAGGTATTGGAGAGGGGAAGATCTCTATTATGAATTGCAGATATACCACCTTTGCAATTGCTGATAAAAGCACGGTATACCTTGGTTGATGTCGTGGATGTGTCGGTCATCCTTAGTATTCGTTTGGGCCCCTCAAAGGTGATGGAATCAATAAGCAAACCACTATTATTAGAAGACTGTCCATTAGTATCCCAATGAACAAAGTTTCTCCTTGCGTTCAATCCAGATGTGTGGCAATGGTGAATTTTCAGTGAATCCGGATACTTATTAGCCACATATATATCAGAATAAGAATACCCATCATCGGCACCTATAAAGTTCATGCTAACGTCACCACTACCAGAACGGACACCAAGAAGAAATCCAGATCCAGAGATACTTCCTCTACATGTCCAGCGCACGACATTTGCATGCACTCCTGCGGCATAAAGAAACTGCGGCATACCTGTTGATTTAATAATATCCAGATTGAAATCAATATTATCACTCAGGATATTTCTGGATGGTACTTCTACTACATGACGACACTTGCCACCAGTGACCCTAGCGCTTATGTCAGTTCCTACAACATTCACACCATATCCCGGGACACTTACTGAACCGGCGCCCGATGTTATCCCCCAAACATCAGCTTGAAAGTTGCAGTTATGACCAGCTACAGCAAGTCCATACTGCTCATCTTCATTCCCTTTTAATTTAAACTTTCCTGTTAAATTCCTTACGCATCGCAACACAAGAAGAGAGCCTGTTGCATTTCCTGTTGATGGTTTTACAGTTTCTATATCAACGTCGAATTCCATGTTATTCAGGGTATTTGTCACAATAATCTCAGATGAAGTAAACCCCTCGATAACTCCTGGCGTAAATGTTATGGCATTCCCATTAACAGTTTCTACGCAGAAAAACTGACCATAGGTGTAATCACCATCCCCTGTATCTGTGTATCTAACAACCGTCGAGTGAGCCTCAAGGAAATCACCAGGGATAACACCGTGCCCTGCTGGCAACGTGGTTGTATTTGAACCCCGGGAAAACTGAACGGCCGTATTAATAGTGTTCTTAACTTGTGGGTTATAGATTATGCAGTTGTTGCTTGCCCCATTCCAAAGAATACGACCTCCATTGACTCGTTTAATGCTTACAGCCTTCTGGATGCTCACTGATTGATTTAGGGTTACATCGCCGGATACAAACACTGTATCTCCATCCCCCGCAGATTCAAGTGCAGCTTTTAGATCATCGCCAGGGAATACGATTTTACCAATAGCATCAAGATACTGGCCAACGGTATGCCCTTCATGGCCGATCAGACTTGAACCGGTAGATGCCGCCAGGGCAGATCGAAGTGATGCGTCACCTACACCAATCCATAATCCCGGCCCGATACCTCCAGTACTGGAGGGAGTGGAGTTTGCTGGCACTACTTTGGGCCCAGAAGAAAATGATCCAGTCCATTTATAGTATTCACCATCTGCTGTGTTGAGAAGCACCTCATTTGGGTTACTGATGGTTGCGCCAGTTGTGAATGTTTTACCGCTCAGGATAACGTAGCCATACGCGGACATGGCTTGCTCAGACAGGTAATTAATACCTTCAATTGTGTAGTGCTTCTGCCCCATACGATCGGTAAATGTCCAGCCCTGGGAGGTAACAAATTCGTCAATTTTCCCGGCGTTGAATTTCAGGTCACGTGGTGATTCTGACGGTACAGCGTCTTGAGTTGGTGTAGTAGCCATAATTTTTCCATAAAAAAACCAGCACGATGGCTGGCTTACTGGTGAGTGATTATTCAGGGGTAAATCAGATCGCTGTACTCCGACAGCGTGAATGATGTCGTTCCGTCGGCATTGGGCTTTTTATCGTCAACTTTCCAGAGCGTTGCATCCATCTCCTGCTGCGTGGCAATAACGTAACGGGACGGTGATTGCACGCTGTAGCCGTCGTAAATATTGAGGTTGATATCCGGTAGGGCGGCGGTAAATCCGAAACGAGTATCTGGCCTCATTGTCGCTGGATAACGCTCTGACGTGCGCCCAAGGCTGTCAGTGACGGTGACGAACATCTGGCCGCTAAACGTGATCGCCTCGCTGGTATCAAAATTATTACCCAAGCGAGCGACGATGTAACCAGACTGCTGATTGGTGTCGTAAGTGTCCGGCACCTGCACCATATCCCCGACAGAAACATACTGGCCGTCAGCCAGCGTTTTGCAGCTCATCTTGCCGCGCGAGTGCACCAGCTTATTTACCTCAATCAGCGCCCGGTCAATCGCCTGATACTCATTCCTTGAGCCATTCAGCGAGATTTTAAGCGGGGTTTTTGCAGCCTCTTTGACAATGCCGGCTGTGGTGATCCGGTACCGGATATAGGTTTTCTTGTTGGTTGAGGGGCTGACATACTCAATTTCTACGCCGTCATAGCCTCCCGGCATTGTCATTGAGTAAGACAGCTTGTACTCGTCCGCTACCATGTTTGAACGGTTGAAAGTGGTAGCCGGGTACTGTACCCGCTGGTCGCGAACAAAAGAGAGCACAGCATCTTCCCAGAAGGCAACCACACGCGCCACATTACAGGTTGTCTCTGCACGGTTGCCGAGCGAGATATCCTCGTCATCGAATGTATAGTCGAAGTACCCCAGGCGCGGATCCGGTAATGAGCCTGCTATCTGGTAAAGCGCGTACAGGTCGATTGAGCTTTCATCCTCTCCACCGATCACCAGCCATTGGTGTGCCAGCGCATCAGCAAATGATCGGGACGGTCGCAGCGTGTAGTCAACTTTGCGCGTTGTCATGTTGTAGCTGATTGTGTGCCTGGTTATAAGGGCGTTATATTTTCGGTCTCTCACCCCAGTCGCCTGCTCCGTGGCCCTGACTGTAACCCGTACTAGCGTATCGTCCTGATGAACTTCATTTGTTCTAACTCGGACAATGTGCACTTCGCCTAACTGCAGTATGCTCGTGTCATTGCTGTTATTTGGCCTTGAGATTTGCACTGCATATCGGCCGTAACCAGCAGAAGGTATTAACTTAAACGTGCGATAGATGGTGTCACTTCCACCGCTGTAATTACCTATTCTTCCGGTAAAGGTTTGCGATGTCCCTGATATTTTATTGTTGTTTTCGTCTACCTTCCAATACTCCCCGTTAAAGTCTGCATAATCTCCATCTCCGAGCTGCGCCTGGAAATGAACCCACAGCTGACTACCTTCTACTGGGGCAAAGAACGGACCAACAACCAGAGGCTGGTTATCATTCAGCACGAATTTTGTGGTGTTAATCGTCGCATTCGATGGCGTGGTTTGCGCATCGCTGCCGCTGAGGTTGTTGAAGAAGAAATTGTAATACCGCACCGGATTAATCGTGGCGCCATTATCGGTGATTGTGGCATTGAACAGGTCGGCATTCAGCGTGATGTCACGAGTCACGGGCCCGCTTGCGGTGTTGTAAGACACGTTGATAACAAACGTCACTGCGTGGGGTTTGCTCAGATTGAAAAAGTAATCGAACTGCGACTGCAGCACGATTTTCATTGACACCTGTCCGCCGGAGAACTGGCCGGAAACTACAGTGTTAGCTGTCGCGGAGTAAGCGGGGAAGTCGCCACTTTCATTAGGTCCGGGTATCTCCTGACCATCCACGTCATCGAATTCAAACCCTTCATAAATAACAGGAATAACTTCACCCGGGCCAAATACCTGGTACGCTGCGCCAGCGAGAGAGCCCAGGGTTGATTCTGAGTAGCGCACGCTCTCGACGGTATATTTACCGAGCCCGAAATTCATCCATTCCGTCACGTATTTGACGTTATCAATGAACTCAAACATGGACTGCTGGATCAGGTCAGGGTAGGCCCGTACCTGCCCGTAAACATCCGGTCTGGCCTGATAAGTACGCGCGACATTCGTCTGCCCGGTCAGCTTATTGTTCGGCGACTCTTTGCTGTTGCTGTCAGCCACAGAAAAAGACTGTTTCGGCATGAGAAAGCTGAAAACTTTGCTGACAACTTTGAAAATCGGGCTCAGAACGTCGCCGATCACACCCTTCGGCTGATCGAAGACCTGAACCCTGTCACATTCGCTGAGTGGAAATCCTACCTCATCATCAGGCCCCAATTCCCGCCCGTTCAAAACGACAACGACATCGCTGTGCGTGTCCGCATTAAGCAGCCAGTCGGAAAGCAGCGTTCCTACTGGCACGCTAAATCTCTCGCGGGGTGTCCCGGGCACTCTCTGTAACTCAATCAGCGGCATAGGTCTTGTACTCCACTCTTGTAAACATGCGCTCAACCGCCGCCAGGCGATCGCTGCGAACTGCGCCGTTCTCTCCGCGGCTGTGAAGCGCCCGACCATCAACGATCACGCCAATATGTGCCGGGCGATCTCCCTCATAAGCAATGAATATGCCGCCCTCTTCTGGCCCCGACACGCTTCGCCAGTAGACGACCTCCTCCGAGAAACAAGTTACGAATTCTTTCTCTGCCACATATCCCGCCGAATGATGAATTTCACGGCCGGCCACGTGGCGATAAAACAGCACGACTAATCCCCAGCAGTCGCATGTGTCGAATGTGCAAGCCCGGTTACGCCACGGCACCCCGACCATGCGCGCCGCGAATTCACTAGCCGATCTGCAGTCCTGGCCATTCAGCTGGGTCATACGGCCTCCCTACGTTTTTGTTAAGCGGGTTTGTCATCGACAAAGACACATTCACGTCAGCCCCGTCCATGTTGCAATCACTGACATACAGCCGCCACCTCTTGAGCAGCGTGCTCATATCTGCGTCATAAAGGGCATATGTCGCAGTTATTGGCTCAATGCGTGCGTAGCTCTTCCAGACCTTCAGCTTTTGCTTGAAATCCTGCGCGAGGCGGCTGAATTTAAGCGTGCTGTCGATTACCGGGGTACTGCTCTGCTGGCTCTCTGTCAGTTCGAAACGGCACGGCAGGTATTCGCTGCCCGCGATATTTTTCGGGAATACCTGGTTATTAACGATGCGGACATAGCCGAATGTGGAGTGGTAAAACGTGATGGTTTCGTACTGAATGCGATTTGGCCTCTGCGCTCGTATCTCGCGTAATGTCGGCATCAGGGTAATCTCGGCAGTGATTCGGGATCGCGATTGTCCGGGTAGCCGGTCACGATGATATCGAGCCAGCTGGCCCAAGGCGGTGGCAGTTCGATGATAATGTCGTCGTAGTCATCGTCCGAATTGTTCAGTTGTCTGCAGATAACGCTACCCGACCAGGTATAGACAGAACCACTTTGCGCCCAAGTAGGATATGCAGTGAAATGAAGTTCCTGTGTTTCCACTCCACTATCTCCCGAGCCAGTGCCAAGTAGCATCGTGAACCACTGATTACCGTTATCAAGGTAGTTTGGGCTGCGTAGCCACTGCATAAACGCCCGGTGCTGGTCTCGCGTGAATATCCACGTCAGGCTAAAGCTGGTCTTCAAGTCGTCAGTGAGTTTCTGAAAGATTGGCGCCCCTACTTGGGGCGTTTCTGTCCTGAAACCTGTATCAGTGCTGGGTGATTTTCCACTCTTCTGCGCCAGTGGCAGCCAGTCAGGGTATGGTATTGCCATCAGCCGCCTCGCGCTTTTCTTGGTGCGTTGTGGTAAGTAGAAATGGATTGACTCATCGGCCCGCCATTTGAAATGTCAGTCACGAAAGCATCGATGGTCAGCGTGTTTCCATTCTGTGAAGCCTGATAGTCATAGCTGTGGTCGCCAGTAGTGTGGTCATTAAAATTAACCACAACGTTTAATCCTTTTCCTCCAGTGCCTTGCATGTCCTTATTGCTGACCACTGAGCCGTTATCACCAGGTATCATGTACTGCTTGCCACTGCTGGCTTGGTAGATTTCAGGCATGCCTCCTTCGCCAACTTGGTACATGCTCCCAGCGCTAACAGGGCCTCCGTTTTTTCGCTTACCTGCAACACCCATGGCCAGCGCACCAAGCACTGCACCGATACCTATCGCTGCTGCGCCACCGAATGAACCGATTGAGGCCACTATTGCGGCTGGCGTCCAGGCTGCAACTGTTGTCGCTGCGGCAGCTGTGCTTGCCGCCGTAGTTGTAGCCGTACCTGCAACTGATGCCGCGGTGGTAGTGGCAATAGCCGTGGTCTGTGCTGCAGATCCCATGATTGCCGATTTGACCCACTCGACACCCATTTGCACGAAGGTATTAATCAAACTATTGAGCACAGTTGAACCAAGCGAGCGCATTGCATCTGAAGCGCTCATACTGCCGGTAAGAATGCCCGTGAAGGCGTTTGATGCGTTTCCAGCAAGGGCCTCAAAAGATGCAGCCACCGCCTCATTTCCTGTGCTCTGATTGCGCCACATCTGCCACATGGCAGCAGTGCGCTGCTGCTCATATTGAGTGTTGAGTGAATTGCGTAAAGCGAGGGACTGCTGCTCAGTCAGGATCTTCTGCTGCTCAAACTGCTGGATAAGCGCTAGTTTCTGGGCATTCTCATTCGCCAGCGCCTGCACCGGATCCACAGTCCCGGCTGCAGCCTGCTGCGGTGTAACTGCGTTGGAAGCATTCGCCTGGGAAATCTGCTGAGAATATTCTGCGGCGATTTCAGCGCGGCGTTTCTGGCTTTGCTCAAAACTGATATCTCCGGCAGCGAGTTGGCGCTGAACTTGTGCCAGGTCCTGCGTTCGCTGTCGTTCGGCTGCAGCGGCCGCATCATGCTCAAGCGCCGCTTTTTTATCAGCTGACTTTTGCTGGATATCAAACATCATCCCCGCTTGCTGGGATGCCTGCTGCATCTGCGTCGATGACGCGCCGGATCCTAAGTCCTGAATCGCAGCCAGCTGCGCCGCCTCGCGGTTAAGTCCTTTGTACTGCAACTCGGCCACGGCCATCTGGTCAGTCAAGTCCTGCAGTGACTTCTGCCGGCGCTTCTCTGCCTGCTCAGCCTGGCTCTCAACCTTCGCAGATTCCTTCACAGTAGTATTGCGCGCAGCTTCTGCTGCCTGAAGGTCATATTGCGCCCCTGCCAGCTCAGCGGCGGTGTTTACCTGATTCAGGTTCCCACCTTTGGCTGTGGCCTCCATTCGGGCCTTAGTGACTGCTCTCAGGCGCTTATCTGTTATCGCCAGCAGCGTGTTCTCGTCTTCAAGATCCTTATTGAAGTCATCAGCTTTTGCGCTGCGCGGGATCTGCAGGCTGGTAGCGTTGAACTTTTCCTTTGTTCTTGTTGCAAAATCGATTGAGCTACCAAATTTATTCATTAGCCCTGCAGCTACTCCGGCTGCTTCACCATCTCTTTTAAGTAACTCAGCGCCTTGTTTTAACTGACCATTTTGCTGACTTAGAAGTAGGTTTATCGTGCTTTTAGTGCGGGAATATCTATTTTCGAGATCCTCAAGCTTTGCTTGTTGTATTGCGAGATTCTCTTGAGCATCACGCATATTTTCGATCTGTCGGGTAGATTCGCCATAAATACGCATTGAGCTTTTGTAGCTTTCAATCACCCCAACCAGGCCATCAACACGCGATTTCTGCTCTTCGATTACATCAGACTGCGTGCGCAATGCCTGCGAAGCTTTGGCGATCTCAGCGCCAAGCTGGGCCGAACTCATTTCTTTCATCTTGCTGACAAGTCCATCTAACTTATCTGCAAAATCCACTGCCTCTTGCTTGGCCTGCTGTGATTTCTGATAGAAATAGAAGATTGCTGCCGCCGCAAGAGTTGCTGCGCCAGCTGGACCACCGATTAATGCCATCGCACCCCGCGCAATACCAGACGCCACTCCCATAGCGCCCTGTGCTGAGGCCACGCGGTATGCTGCAGCCGCATTTGAAATTTGTGCGGCGGTCGCTGCTGCCAGCGCACCAACATAGCGAGAACCCATGATCGCTGTGACTGATAGAATCACTGCGGAGACAACTTCGAGGTTTTCGCTCAGTGTGACCACAGCATCATTGAAGATAGCCACGCCAGCTTTCACAGTTGCAGAGCTACCGACGAATTGAGTGATGTTATTACCGGCAACCTGGAACGCCTGCCCGATCGTCTGAGTAGTGTTTGCAAACTCTCTGCCGATGATATCGCCCTGGCCCAGCAGGCCATTAACAACGACATCAGTTGTCAGTTTGCCCTGGGCTGCCATCGCACGCATCTGACCGATGGAAACGCCCATAGAATCAGCCAGAGCAACAATCAGGCGGTTGCCCTGCTCATTCACTGAGTTAAATTCTTCGCCACGCAGCGCACCGGATGCCAGCCCCTGCGACAGCTGAATAATGGCGTTCTCAGCTTCCTGCGCCGTGGCGCCTGATACAACAAACCCCTGATTGATGATCGTGGTGAGCTTCGCCACGTTTTCCGCACTGGTTCCGTACTCGCGGGTAGCGCGCTCAAGGCGTGCGTAGAGCGACGCGGTGGCATCGAGGCTTGAACGGGTTGACTGCGTGATGTCAAACACGCGCTGCGTAACCTCAGCAAGACTCTCACCAGTTCTGATAGAGTTGGCTAGCTTGTTGTTGAGGGTCGTCCACGCGTCAGCATATTGAGATACCTGCTGAACAGATAGAGCTGCCGTAAGCGCAGAGGCAACCTTAGTTAGTGATGAAAATGATTTCTCTGCTCCTCCAACTGCCTTTCCTGTTTTCTCGAACTTACCCTCCATTGAGTCGAGACGGTCATTAACTTTTTGCTGTGCCTCAATGAGCTTGGCGACGTTCATTTCTACTTCATAAACGATATTGCCGACTTGATTTTCGCTCGCCATTAATATATCTCCGGGCATAAAAAAAACCCCGCCGTAGCGAGGTTTTGTATTCTTTGGTTTCTTATCAGAACCGCATGCTTTTCGCTTGGAGTTCGGTGTATGTTTTGGAGTCTGTGGTCGCCATAAACTTACGTCCCTCTGACAGCTCAGCAATAAATGTCACATCCTTTCGGTTACCACCGAGGATTGCTCCTGCAATCAGACCTAATGGACCCATCAACACGCCTCCCACTACGCCCCAACCAAGAGAGCCGCCAATCTTTTTGACGCTATCCTCAGACGCAGTATCCAGAGCAACAACGGATGCAGGGTCCACGCGATCACCAGCAAGCTGAGTCCATTTACTTTTGATGAAAATAACTCCACCGGTGATGCTCATTTCCATATTGTCGAAATTAGATGCGTGGACTTTAATCTTTGGCATTAGATCTTCTCGGCGGTAGTAATATTGAGCCAATGTTACCATCTGCTTAATGCAATTTCCCGCAAGTCAAGATGATTTAGCAATCCTCCGGGCCTTTTTAGCCAGGTAGTCATCGGCAACCGCTTCGTACTCATCACGGGTGAACCCTTTCTGGTCTGGATATTTGGCGGCCAGCATCATCTGAAACTCGGTCATCGATAGCTGCTCTGCTTCATCCCGGCTGATGCCGAAGTGGTTACGTGCGGCACTGATGTATTCGAATGCGTTGAACTCGGTAGTAGCCTGGTTGCTTTCGTGGCGCTGTAGCTGGCGCACCTTCGCTTTTCCGATGATGCCGTGGGTGATGAGTGACTGGGCAATGAGAACCATCTCAACAGCAGGTATAGCCCCTTTGCGGTAGACGAATGTCCACTTGCCAGACCTCCCCGGGATAATCTCACCTATTAGCCGAGACAGGTCACGCTCACAACACGCAGCCAGTACGCCCATTGCTGCCATGATCACGTGTTTTGAGAAAGTGGATGATGACACAGTATTTATTGCCCAAGCTGGCGCGATTTCACTTCCAGTGAAAGCAGCATAATATCTACGCTGATGCTCAGGAATTGCGGAGTAATTATCAATGATCGCCGTTATACGAGGTGTAACCTCATCGTTATGCAGGTCATAGAACGCCTGCACTATCTCCTGTGGCTCGCCAATGCGTGACATGGCAGCGAATGATGGCCGGAAGAAATATTCATCCTCGCCAGCAGTAATCAGGCACTCTCCAATCTCTTTGTAAGGTGTCATGGGTTAATCCGGTAACAGACATTTTCGGGGCAACCGAGTGGAAGCCCCTGAAATGGCTATTATGCGGTGATGGTCGCCGCAGTAGAGCCAGTAAACGCACCGTCAGTTGAGGTGAAAGTGATTGTCGCTGTGCCAGCTGCAACACCAGTAACCAGCCCGGTAGAGCTGACCGTTGCTTTTGTCGCGTCAGATGTTGTCCAGGTACCTGACTTATCGGTTGCATCTGCCGGCAGTACGGTTCCTGTCAACTGGCGTGTAGCGCCAACTGCGAGTGAGGTTGTCGCTGGGGTAACAGTGACACCTGTAGCAGGAACGCTGTCATCCGTATCGAGCACCAGGATAGTATCGGCTGCAGCCACCTTGAACTCCGTGGAGAAGGTGATGATGTCGTTAGTGCCACCGTCTGAGCTCAATGCGTTGATCAGCATGTATCCCTGAAAAGTGATCGGCCCGAACTCCATGCGAACCCACAGAGTGGGCTGGCGTGCTGCCTGAATTTCAGTGTTGAAATACTTAATCAGGCGACCAACTCCATACTGGTCGAGCTTATCGTTACGGCGCACCTCACCTTCAAATGAGATAGTGAAGTCAGCGTTTGTAACGATGTTTTCTACATAGCCTTTGGTGTCATCGGCATCTGAAGTCACGCTGTTAGGCGAGAAGTCGAAGCCTTTACTTGTTCCTGCTGCCAGAGCTTTCCACTCTGACTCCTGCGGTACTGTATCGGCGCAACCATCAGCTACTTCGAGCACAATGGCGCGGCCAAACAACTTTGTGTTGTCCGTTGGGCAATTTGCTGCCATGGGTAATTCCTCTTTTGATTAACTTTCGCCGTAAGAACAGGCAAATTGCAGACGCCAGACCAGCCTACCCTCGGTGGTGGGGATTGGTGATGGTATGCCGCCCATGTTTGTGATTTGGCCGACGCATGGGTCGCTGATGGGGTTTTTCTGCACGTAGTCGATGATGGCCTGCACGTCGCTTTCTGACTTTGCGTAATCGCCCGCAGATTTGCCGGTAATGAGGTCAACAAGCACGTAATGGTCGGATCCGATATCGCGGTCTACTGGAGTGCCACCGTTAGGCCGGAACACGATGAACCGCTGCTTCAGGTCACCTGTATCAGTCCATATGAGTGACTGAACCGTATATCCTGAAGTCAGGCCGGCACCGATAAGAAGATTTTTAACGCGCTGATGCATCGAAGGATTCACAAGCTCATCTCCTTTTTATTGGTGCGGTCGATGAGGTCGCGGGTATCCTCGAAGCCTTTGGTCAAAAACTCCTTCTGGGCTGTCGCCCGGCGGAAGGTCTGCGGCACATTCGGGTCGTGAACATAAACCGCATAGTTTGCTGAGTAGCCAACCCGCCCGGTTAGTCGAGTGCCTTTGATGTCTAGTTCACGATACTGGCTGTTGATGAGAGTGGATGTGTCGATAGGCGTGTAAATCGCTGCCTGTGATGAACCAATGATTAATGCGCTCTGAATAGCCCTGACAGCCTTCCTGCCCTGAATGTCACCAATCAGTGCGTTGAGGTTCTGCTGGGCCTGACGGATGCCGTGCACCTTTACTCCCATATCAGACTCCAGTCAGGATTGCGAAATCATCATCGGTGCGCTCAAAGGTGTCTGCATACCGAATTGCCTGCATCACCTCATCAGCTCCAGCTGCGATTGGGTCGGGATTGCTAGAAGCACCAATAAGGATGTAATCACCTGTATCTGCCAGTGCGTACTCCGTCCATATGGTGTTCTTTACCACCTTCTCGCCGCCTATCGCTCCTAACCGCTTACTCAGCCCACCCTGATAGTCGCAGGCAATCACCAGCGGCTCAGACCAGCCTAGAGAATCTCCGTACTCATCCAGACCCAAAGGCTTCCAGATGGTCGCCTGTGCGGTATAGCTCCATGAAGCAAGGCTAGACATTCATCCTCCGTTAGGGCTGCTTACCCGCTCAATCTCAAACCATTCAATGCTCAGCGCATTTACCTGCTGGCCATTACCAACGGGAACGAACAGCCCGATGGTGTCGCTCATTTCAAGCCTGAGATAGCGATCAATCACGAGAGGTGAAACTACGGTCTCACTGAAAACTTTGGTTTCGCCATCAACTCGATAGACCACCTGAACGTTTAAGGCGCTTACCAGTGAATTAACAACCTGAGCCATGTCACTCCCTCCAGCTGACTACAGTGGGCTTTTCAGCAGCGATGCGAGGGCAGTTAATCCGCCACTCTCCGGCTGCATTAACGTAAGCAGTCGTCTCCTTCCCGCTATCCGTTTTCACCCATACACGTTGGAATTTTTGGGGCAGTCTTTCTGATGCTGGTATGTCCATCAGCACCCACCCACGACGTCAAAGAAGCCCACACTGCTACCGACATCAATCGGTAACTCTGCAGTGCATCCAGACTTGTCCAGCGCTGCCAGAGTGTTGCGCATAGTCTTCACATCACCGCTGTAATCGAATGATCGGGACGCCCCTGAAGGCGCTGACTGTGATTTGATGCGCTGGCTGTATGCGGTGATTGCCATCAACGTCACGGCGTACACCTGAATCAAAACCATATCGCACTCATCGTAGCCAGCCGCCTCCAGGCACATGCTTATGTTGCCTAACTTGCACAGGTAGGCATTAATCATGAAATCCGGGACGGAGTAACCCAGCGCAGATAACTGCTCTTTCACCTGCGCTGCCGTTATCTGCACTGCCATGGTTACTTATCCTTTTTAGTTGCGGTTGCCAGCGCTGCCTCAGCTGCATCGGCCCGGGACTTTTTAGCAGAAAGCGCTTCGGCGTGCTCTGCTTTAGCCGCTTCCAGCGCTTTGGCTTGCTCTTTGTCTTTGGCTTCAGCTGCATCGGTCAGGGTTTTAATCTGATCGTTAGCAGCATCAAGCTGAGACTGAAGATCCGAGGTATCAGTGGATACAGGCGCAAAAGGTGTAGCCACTTCGAAGGTCAGCTTTTCGCCTTTCTTCTCGTTGGTTTTCTCCGCCTTACCGCTAGCGATCCACTTCTCCGCTACCGAATCATCCACTTCATAAACCTGACCAGCCTCCAGTTTCTGGAAGCTGGCACCGGCAAAGAGGTTCGAAACCAGTACCTTTACGAGTGCCATGTTTTTTCCTTAGCTAGAAGCGTGAATGACGGAGAACTTGCTGTTGATGTCCTGCTTAACCATCAAACCCATAGCCCCCCAGGTGCGCCAGATGTAATCGCTGTTATAGAACGGTCGCGGGTCGGCAACGGTGCCGATTGCCTGGCCAACGATTGGAGCAATGACGCCTGCAGTCAAAGGCACGATCAGGATTTCGTTACCGGACAGTTGGGCATCTTCTTTGATGGCCGCAATGCCGGATAGCTTCATGATCTCTTCCAGCACGGTGCGGGTCGCATTTACATCGAAGTAGCGCTCAAGGTTCGACATGATTTCAGCTGACACATACCACGTCTGCGGTGCGTACTGGTTGTTGGTAATGCGCATGGTGTCGCGCAAAGCAATCGCATTAGTGCGAAGTGCTACCGGATCTGTACTGGTTGCAAAGTTAAAGGTCAGGGTGACCTGTGCAACACGCTCATCAGCCTTCAGTCCTTTCCAGGTCAGGCCATCGAACTTAACGTACGCGCCTTCAGAGTCGCGGAACCCGTTGAACATGTAGTCCACGTACTGACGCTGAACGTCTTCAACAGACCCGCGCTGCGCATCAGCCTGAGACTGCAGAGCTGAAGGGCTATTGAAAATAGGATCGCGCCAGTTGAACTTAAAGCCGGAGTCATGCACCGGAACCATCGTTCCGTCAAAGGTGAATGACTTTGCGTCAAGCGCTGCACCAATCTGACCAGACATCGAGGTATGAGCCCATCCGCGACCACCAGTTCGAGCATAATCGTAACGGGATTGCTCAATGCGCACTGAGCGAGACAGTGGCATCAGGTCGTTCAGCAACGTGAACTGTGTAGTTGGTTCGAACTGCTCCATTACCGTTGTATCGAAGGCGCGGTACAGTCGACGGATATCGTCCAATGCGTTCACAGCATCGAGGCGACCACGATCTTCGCTGATGCCGCGGGCGCGACCAATGAAGTCAGCAGCTGCTTGCGCACCTTCCTGACGGGCAGCCTGCAGTTGGGCGAACTGAGACTGGTTAACTTCTAAGTTGCCGGTGCGCTCACCGACAGCACGGGAGTATACAAACATTCAGGTGCTCCTTACTTAATCACAACGCGCAGCAGGTCACCTGCAGCAGCGGTAAATGCCTTGTCTTCTTCGACATAGCAGCGAATGGACTCGTCAGCGGCCTGCGCTTTAACTTGCCCATTTGCGATAGACAGTGGCTGGCCTTTTTTATAGGTGCCTGCCGCTGCGCGTACGTTCAGGAACATTCCCTGCATTGGCTGGATGCCGACAACGAGCTCACCCAGAGGGATGCTGTCATCCACTGTCAGGCAGCGCAGGTAGTCGTAGTTGGCAACATAGAGAATTGCCTTTTCATTGCCATCAACTGAAGCAGTGAACTTGCCAGCATCAAAGAAACCGATGATGCCAGGCTTGGTGGCAGCAGCAGCTGCGCCTTCACGGTTAAGCAGTGGGTTAGGGAATACACCGCCCGCGTGAATTACGTGCTTTCCATCTTTAGCCATTATTTACTCCGGCATTTCGCTGACAGATTGGTTGGTAGTGGCCTGACGGAATGAACCATTCAGGCCGATGGAGGTTTGGCATTGAGCAAACAGCTCATTCAGAGGCTCGCCGTCAAGCGCGTTCACAGCGATATCGGTCATGCCGAATTTGGCTTTAACAGCTGCACGCTTTTCGGTTTTCTCTTTGTCAGAGTTGGCAGTGAACTGGGTGTTCAGCACTGAGACCTGCTCTGTGAGCAACTTAGCCCACGCTGGCATCTCTTCAGAGTTGGTGGCTTTCTCTTTGGCCTTCTTCTCGTCAGCCTCTTTCTTCTCCCGGGCAGCTTTCTCTTCCGGAGTTTCTGTTTTTTCAGCGGCCTTTTCGGCTGCCATCTGGTTATATGCGTCCATCAGCTCCGCATCGGTTTTGCCATCAGTCGGCTTACCAGCAGCTTTAAGCGCGTTTACGATCAGGTCTTTCATCGGATTGTTTTCTCCGTTGGTTTTAATTTCGTACTCAGTGGGTTTGCGCACGACTTCTTGGCGATCTCCGACGAATTCAGCGGTGCCGTCATCGTTGATCAGGTACTTCTGTTGGTATGTCTTGCTGTCTTCGCGATAAATGAACCTGTCAGGCCAAACAGAGTCGGGCCATGCGTAATAATCAGCAGGTTTGCCATCACGCAGTTTGCGAGATAGAGCGCTCTGGATATCGTCGAAGGAGTAATTTGAGGCGTTGGTAAAGAAGAACTTTGCTTTGTTAAGCAATCCTTCTTTGGTCAGGTCCGAAGCATCAGCCAGGTTAGCGGTCTGAATCTCCATCTCATCACCCTGGGCGTTCACGAAGATCCCAACACCTTCCTGAGGTGTTCCCGCCGGTGTTTCGTGCAGCAGGATTGCGCAGTGGTCGTAATCCTGGTTGGTAGCAATCCAGTTGTACTTCTTACCCTTGGATGTCCCGGTGCCAGCGGCTTTATTTAATCCTAGCCCCGTTGATACACCGATTGGCTCAACTTCCTTACCACCCTTCATGTCGTCCAGGCGGTTAACGACCTCTTTGCCCTTATCGGTTGCCTCGGCGTATCGCCGATTGATGCACATATCCATCAGAACGCGATCGGCATCTTTACGGACGTTTCGGGCAAAGGCGCCAATGTGAAATTCATTCACAGCACGCACATTGCTCGCACTAACATACTGGCCGTCAATCTTCGGATGCCCATACGGCATGGGCTTACCTTCTAGGCTCTTAAAGCCCTTTGCTATCTCGTCTGCCGGGTACAGTCCGCCATTGAGCACGATATCGTCGATCACAGGACAGACGTCCTTCACGACGATGTGCTCAACGCCATCGATTGTTTCTGATGTGATGTTTGAAGCGGAGTTGATGACCGACAGCACGTTTACGCAGATGCGTGACATGCTGTTTCCTCAAGAATGATTTATGGGCTATAAATAGATGGCTTATTTATTAATTGAACAAGGAGATGTTGATATGGCTGTATACAAAGTGACTTATAAGGTTAGCGGTGACGAAACTTATCGTGACGTAAATATTGAAAGTGCTCATCCCCTGCAGTTGCATGATGAACCGGTTATCGATGCCGCAAGAAGAGACTCAGTTAACTACCAACCCCTTTCGAAAGCAGCAGCTACCTTTGGTATTAACATTGTCACAGTGACAGAAGTCATTTAATTTAACGCCATTGCTGGCGCTCAACCGCCAGCCTTTCTACAAGCCCAGAGTTAACCACCTTGCCACTATCATCGAGAATGACTGGTACCTGGTTGCAGTAGCAGTGATAGCGGTTGCCATCGCGGCTATACCAATCGCGCACCTCTTCAACGGTACGCGTCTTGCCATGCCAGAAAGCATGATTGGTTCGTGTTGTTGGTTTCAGTGCCGACAGATGAAGCAAGGCTGTGTTTAGCCCTAGCCTCTCTTTGGCCCAGTCTGTTTCCTGCCACTGAGCCTCGCGCAATGCACCTACCTGTTCAGTCTGTGCAATGTTCTTAGCCTGAGACATGCTCACATCAAGACGCTTGCTGATGATTTGCGCCGTCTCTCGCGGATTTATTCCCCGGCCAATCGCATCGGATATCACATTAGCCAGGTCAGCCCGTGCTGCATCGCTGATTCCCTTCCATTCGCTGTACGTCGATACATAAGCCGCTGCTATCTGGTTTTGATAGGCAGGAGTGCTCAGTAGTTGAGCCAGCGTAGTCTGCTGCGCATACACAGGAGACTGCACCGATAGATTAGTGAATGCCTGATGCGTTCCTCGCTCATACTCTGCAGCGACATATTCCAGCGCCCACAGGTTCTGGCTGCCACCATCGAGTAATGCATCATCCAGAATGAGCTGAACGCGCTGTAATAGATCGGCAAGTTGCGCCGCTGTCATGTCGTAAATGTAGGTGCCAGCGTTAACCTGATAGAGAGTTGCGGGACCATCTTCGTTATTGCAGAGGATGAATCCACGCTCGCTGTTGGCCTCACGCTCACGCCCAGTCAGCCGCTGGTCAAATAACAGCTTCAGGTTGCTTTTGATGTCCAGATAGCGCGACTCTATGTCACGGTACATACGGCCAACCTGACGTGAGGATTGCGTGGGGTCAGTTTTATTACGCGGAACTATCGGTGTCCCGATTCGGGTTGGCGCTGCTGTCATCATTCAGCGGGTCCTCGTCGGTAAGTTTTTTGTTGGGGTCTGGAATGGCCGGCTCTTTCATCGGCTCAAGCTCACCGGCGGCGCGTATCTCGTTCACATCAACTGCTGATGTGCCGAATGCCTGTTGCGTCTTCTGAGCTACGTCAGCCAGGGCCTGCATGTTGGCGATCTTCTCTTTCTCACTTGGTGCAAGTAGATCGGACCATGCCAGCGTGACCTCACCAGTTGAGGGTGGGTCGATGATGCCGATTGTCCAGAATCGCTCAATAACTCGAGTCACCAGGTCAGTCATGAATCCCCAGCGGCGCCCATTGCAACGCGTAGCCCATGCTGTCTTGTCTTCTTCAGAGGCAAGGTTGCCAGTCTGCTTGCCAAAGAGGATGTTGAACGGGCATTGAATCGTTGCGCAGAACTGGTTAGCCGATACGGTCCAACTCGGTGTTGGGTCAGCTGCTGCAACGGAGAGCACTGACGTGGTGCCAGACTGTGTGACCAGAGCCGAATCCGTACCGCGATTCAACTTCATCATCTTGTCGTTCATGGCCTCGCCAAGGTCTTTGTAACCTGCCTCTTTAGCCATTTTGGAAATAGTGGCCATGTCGGTGGCTGCATCAAAGCTTATGCCCAACTGACGGCTGGCATTCTTCAGGAAACCTTCAGCACTACCGCCCTTCGTCTTCTCGATGTCCAACAGGTCGTTATAGCCGGCTTCAAGCAGAGGAATGCCCGAGAGGATGTTCTCGTCTTCAGAGCCCTCACACAAAAGGATGATGCGATCGGGATGCACCTGAACCGCACGCGGGCTGCCAGTGGTTTTATCATCACCAACCGGCTGCTCGTTAAAGTGATAGCTGACCGGCTGGCCGTAGGTTTCCGAGTGCGTATCCACATCCGTATTGCCAGGTGTAATCTGCGCTTCCCATGCCGGGATTAGCTTCACCAGAGCTTTCGAGCCAAGGCGCTTAACGACCGCGATATCTACCGGCTCGCTCCAGTCACGGTTATCCCTTACCTGAATCAGCAGAGCCGAGTACCGGCCAACCATATTGCGGCGATCGGCATCTTTAATCTTCGCCCAGTGCTTTTTCATCAGCTTGGTGACTGTCTTCTCCCAGGCTGTTGTGTTGGTTGATTCGCGATATTCGTCGCCATCAATGATGGTTGGATTATCGGTCCAGCATGAATCAAGGAGCTTATGCACGGCTGCAAAGCCGGTAGAGCCCCTGCGGTATTGACGGTGAAAGTTATCGAAGGTGAGTTGCTCCGGATAACCAAACTCATCCCACAGCTTCGTGCGTTTAGTGTTGCCATTCATGCCTGCGTACAGCATGCGCTGGCGGCCCACAGCATCAGCAAGGGCGTTAACGAGGAATTGCTCCCCGGTTGTTAAATCACTCACTGGTGCTCCTTAGAAGAAGATTGCGCCGACTTTCTTATGGTTGTTCTTCGCAACAGCAAAGTAACGGAAGGCGTCGGAGCCATGTGATGTTGCGTCGTGCAGAGGTTTGTCTTTCCAGCATCCGCGCTTGTCGTCCCATTCCTTGCGGTATCCCTCAAGGTGAGTAATGCCTTCTGCGCACTTCTCTTCATCGAACACACATTTCGGAAGCAGCTCACGCACTGACTCAATCCCGGTATCGACGCCAGTTTTCGGCACCACCTTGAAGGTCATGGAGTAAGTCTGGCCGTCTATTTCGTACCCTTCACGCGCCAGCTCTTTACGGGATTTGGCGTCAGAGCCGAACTCTCGGTTTTCGATATCGTGCGGCCCCCAGTGCTCACCGTATTCATAGCCGCGGTCTTTCAGCACTTTCATGTAGTGACGCAGGCCTTCGCCTGAGTTTTCGTAATAGTCGATGATGTGGAGCTCTTCACCAACCTCACGCACGAACCAGATGGCTGTTGAGTCACCCACACCAATATCCCAGAAAGTGTGAACAGGTAGGTGTGAGTTATCAGGCAGCGTGCCAATGCGTTTGTTGGTATAGAGCCAGCGGAATTGCTTGGCGTAATAAGCACCTTCAACGGATTGCTGGAATGCTTCAGCGGGGATAGTTGGATATTCCCGCTTCATGTCGTCGCCCAGCGTCTTCTCTTTGGCGAAGTACCAGGCTTTCTGGCGATCATTGAGAATTACGCCGTGCTTGGCCTCCATCTCGTCGAAGTAATCAACCAGGCGCTGCGGCAATGCTTCCACCGGGTCGATTGCGTACTGTGGATTCTTCCACCAGGAGAAGAAGAAAAACTTCCAGTCCAGAGGCGAAAGCTTCTTACCCTGCAATAACGCCTTTTCGGCAGTCTGGCAGTAATCGAAGAAGTATCCTGCTCGCCCCTCGGCTGTGCTTTCGATAGTGGCAAAGCACCCGGTTGATACGGCCTCAAACGCACCAGTGACAATCTCACGGGCTTTGTCTGGATACTTGGCGCATATCTTGCCGAACTCAGAAACGTGCAGGTAGCGCAGTGTACCGCCACGAAATGACGTGCTGACGTAGAGTGAACCACCCTTTTTGAATACCAACTCCCCGGCAGAGTCATTACTTGCCGGGTTGGCCGCCTTAATCTCTTCGGGCAGGCTGTCATAGGCGAACTTCACCTTTTCACGAAACAGGCGCTTGGCATCATTGAGCGTGTGGGCGATCAGGGCGCACTTCGCCGACTCAAACAGAGCTGCGTCGAGCTGGATAATGCACACCTCAGTCGTGAATCCGAGCTGACGTGCTTTCAGAATGATGTTGCGGGTGTGTATGCCTTCGAAGTATTCGCGCTGCTCAGGAGTCATCCTAAAGCGTGTAGGCTTGCCTTCTTTGTCGGTAATCCAGTAGAGATTATTTAGTCGCCAGTCTTTATCAGCCAGCAACTTGAGGTGCTCAGGTTTCATTACGCCCCCTGAGACAAGGAATCCATCAGGTCAGATAGCTTGCCAACCACGTTATCTGTTTCGGGGCCGCCAATGTCATAGGCCTGGCGCTCAAGTCCGATCAGGTTCTTCAGCGTGTCGGACAAGTCTTTCATCGACTTCACGCGGCCTGGCATGCTGATAACTTTGTGGTAAAGGTCATTCAGCTTATCCATGCCCTTGTCATCTTCCCGGCGCAGTAGATCTCCAAGTTGCTCCAATGCGGCAACGTCGGTGCATTCAGCTTCAAGCTCAGCAAGCAAAGTGTTGGCGATGTTACGAGCACGGCGAATATCACCTCGGTGCTCCATTCGGACGTTGGCAATAACCTCTGCGGATGCCTCTATAAGTTGCCGCTCGGAAACCGCCTTTTCGGTGGAAACCAGTCTGGAAACCTCACGTTTGGAAACCAGTGAATCTGCCTTCGCTTTTATTTTTGCCTTGAGGTCTCTTTCCCAACCGTCACGCTTTGCACGCTTATTGATTGCTGTATGGGTGACGCCTTGCTGTGATGCAATTTCGCGGACAGATAGCAAACCAGCCCGGTAAGCCGATTCGATAGCCTCCCAGTCAGGTGATGCCATGGTGATTCCTTATTCGGTTGTTTCAGCAGTCTCTGGAACATACTCCATCTTGAGCACGTCATCCGGCGCGAGGTATACCCAAACGCCATCTTCTTGGGCAATGCCGATGAAGCCGTTAACCACTTCAGGCTGTGAGCGATTCATCAGGCCTATATGGGTTTCGCCAGATTTAGTAGTGACTGTTATGCGATAGGTATCAGCCATTAAGCTCAACCTCCTGCCCCTCAAGCACCACTTCCTTTTTGAAGCAGACATCGGCCATCCATCGCCAGCCTAATAGTGCTGAAAGCAGCAAGATCGGCTTCATACATGGACGGAGAGACATCTTGTAAGTGAGTGTTAAGACTGTCATTAAGAGTTTCCTGCTGGATATGAGGAGGGAACATCATCAGGCCCGCTCGCAAATGGGCCTTGTGATGCTCACTGCGCCGCCTTGTACCAGTTTTGCCAGCGGTAGATATTCAGTCTCAGCTCTCTAACGCACTCTGCCGATTCTATATCTGCTTGCAGGTCTGCATCACTGTCACTGCCCGCCTGGGCTAGCCTGCACGGTGGGGTCATCAAATCCTGTGAGATTGTTGACAGCGTCGATTGCTTGCTGGCGCAGGCTGACAGCATCAGGATCAAACTTGCAGACACTGCGATTCGGGTCTTGCACATACTTCACCACGCTGCGGGTAATTGTTCTGTAGATGACCTTTCCTTCTGCGCTGGATGCGGCTGCCTTAGCCTCTGCAGGGGCTAACTTCTCATCTGCTGCCTGCTTTCTCTTGGCGTAGTCGGCGTTTACCTTATCGCTATGTGCGTTCCATCCTGCGTGATACCTGACCTCGCCATAAGCGATGGAGATTACCGCCATTGCAAACAAAGAGATGATGATGGCTCTCCAGGTCATTTCTGCCCCCACATGCAAACTTCTCGCTCAATCTCGCGCCGGTTCATCAGGCCTTTCCATTGCTTACCGCCTGCATAAATCCACTGCCGCAGGCCATCACATGCTCCGGCGTAGTCGCCTGCATTAAGCTTACGCAGCAGAGAAGAACGCTCGAATGCGCTTACCCCAACGTTGTAGCTGAATGAGATGAGAGCAGCCTTCTGGTATTCAGTAGCCGGGACTTTCACAGATCGATCTACCGACCGGGCGAACGGTACCAGGTCTTTATTCAGTAGCGCCTGGCACTCTGCATCCGTATACGTTTTGCTTTTGATAATGTCGGGGCCAGTGTGACCGTAGCAAACCGTCCAGACACCTACGACATCCTGATAGGGTTTATTCTCTTTCCCCTCTAGAGCAGGGATGAGCACAGCAGCAATAGCCATAGCGCCGCCACCCATGGCAGCAATTATCTTGTTGCGAAGGGATGAGGGTATCGCCATGGTTATTGATCCTGTGGTGGGCTTTGCACGTATCCGCGATTTAGAGCTGCTTCGTATGCGCGGGTCTGTCGGTTCTTGTAATAGAGATTAACCAGGAAGGTTGCGATACCAATCACTACACCACTAATGATCGCTATCTGATTCCAGTCGAGGTTATGCATCCACTGCGACACGCCACCCCCACATACAAGAGTGCCGGACACGCAGTAGCTTGCGCCTGATGCGATTTTGTCGGGCATGATTTTCACTCTTCCACCCCCCATTTTAAGGGGACTTGTCCAAAATAAGAATTGTCTAAATGTTGAGCTGAACAAGTCCGGGTAAACTTCATCTTGTCGATAGAAGAAGTTCCGCCTTGCGCTATATGGGAAACGAATAATCCGCCACTGAGCGGATTTTTTTTGTTTAAAGTGCGCCGCACCGACTTATGTCAGGTTGAGGGTATGATTGATTCGGGGGCGCAAAAGCAAAAAGGCCCACCTAAGTGAGCCTTGAATAATTTATTAATTTCTTAGTCTTTTGGTGGCTCTATAACGTAGCTTTCGAATTTGGCGCTGGTCATAGCGGTCATCGCTTCTTTACCACAGCGCGGGCAGTTAATCGGCTCCAATTCTTTCCCGCCAGGATACACAGTTCCTACCTCGTGATAATCGAACCATTGCCCACAACCTGGATTCTTGCATTGCATAGTAAGGCTCCATTTTTGGAATAACCTTGATAATGACAATAAATCCATAAACAAAAAAGCCCCGGCGATTAACCGAGGCTTTCTTTGGTGATGGGTGGCATTTAAGCGCATGCCCGACATATATCCACCCAGTGGCTTGCTGCATCACCGCGCTCAGTTCGCTTTGCTTCCCGAGCATATCTGCAATGTGCCAGGTTTATTGCCCTTTGTCTTTAGCAATTCGTGCTATTAAGCAACTAATGCAGTAATTTCTTTCTCCTGCGCCCGCTTAACGGCATAAAACAATTCTCCTTCGAGGATATCCTGCGCCCATTCCATTCTATTTCTGGCCTCCTTCGGTGTAATCCCGGTGAAGTAAATCAGGCTCTGTGCAATGTTTTGCGCGCTCTTGCACTTGCAGTATCGTAATCTGGCTACAGAGCGGAGGGGATTGTCTCTGCCAAACGTCTTAACGATTACTGATTCCATGAAAGCGGCATCATCTGATTCTTTGGCGAGAGCGATGATGTTGCTTGCGGATGATTGTGGAACCAGAATATCGCGTGCTTTTCGCATCAATTCTTCCCCTCTGTAGCCCTCACAGTGAAGCTCTGTTACTACCCTCTCAATCTGCTTGGCTTTCTGTTCACTCCATTCACAGCGCATCATGAGGCGTCCTATCACGTTAATCTGACCTCGTTCGTACTCATCGCCGGAGAGGTGGTCGCCCCAAACGGTTAGCAGGTGGCGAATCCATGCCTGTTGCGATCTGTTTATGGTTTTCCATCCGGTACCGAACAGCCGGCGCATGTCTGCCGCAGTACGCACACCGGAAAGCCTGACAATCTGCTGATAGTCTTTTTCGATTCTCATGCTGCTCTCCTGAGTATGTGGCTGAAGTTCTGAAGGATGCGGTAGTTACAGGCATATGAGTTTTTAAACCTGAACAGCCGCAAGAGGATCCACTTCCGGCGAATTTTATCTTTCACCATTTCAACTGCTCCCCTGTTCCGCCGCATTTCTGGCAAGGTGCTTTATTGACCTCTGCCGTGCCCGCTGAATTGATCGTTGCCCATATACTGACAAGTCCCGTTCCCATGCAGATGCAGCATTTTGTTTTTGGGGTAAACATTCGGCGCACTGCTAATTTTCGCCTTTCCTCAAGCAACTCTTGAAATGTTTTCATGCTGCCTCCCGGATAATCTGGTCGTCACTCAGATACAGGCCGCCAAAGCTATAGCGCATTTCATCTCTGATATTTTCTAATGTGGCGTACGGGAAGTAGTTCAGATAGAACTCGGTTGCTTTATCTGCCTCAATGAGAAGCTCGGAGGCATGCTGTGGTCGAATGACAAATATGACACCCTGAAAAATCGTGGCGGTTTCACATGGGTAGTGGATTTTCTTCACGTATTCTCTGGTCATGCTGCACACTCCATTTGCCGCTTACGCTGCTTTTCGTAATGACGGGCCCGCCGCGTGAATATTGCTTTCACACGCTTCAGGTAATCGATGGTGAATTTTCGCGGTGTGTTGTCGGACTCAATGCGCTCTACCAGGGCGATGCCGATTCGCTCGATAAGCCGGATCCGATATTCCACGGCATTGCCGCTTAACTGACGATTGCACCGGGTACAAGCTGAGTGGACGTTAAACACGTTGAATTTAAGATGTGATGCTGCGCCGCGGGACCTGTAGTGACTGGCATCAACTGCGCTGCCGGTAGTGTAATTCCCTCTGTGCTGAAGCTCTCCGCCGCAACTCACGCAAGGCCTGTAATAATCACGCCATCTGATATATCGATTAAAAGCCGCCTGAGCCTCTTTCTGCCACTCTGCAATGCCCTTTAACCTTTCCCTTCGTTCACGCAAATCATCCCGCTGTAGCTTCTCCTGCTTTCGAATTTCGCGCACAGTTTTCTCTGCTGCTTGCTTCTTAGCAAAGGCCATAGCGCATGGAATTTCATTGCAGGTTTTTTGTGTGGATGACCAGGGGAGGTATTCATTGGAGCAGATGGGGCATTTTTTCGGCTTACGGGGTTTCGGTTTTTTGATGACTGTCGCCATCCTCCCTCCTCACTGTTTCGATAACCTCATACCCGATCATCATGTAGAGCGAGTCACAGTCATCACAAACCCATGACTCATCGGGCGAGAGTGGAAGGCCGCAATCTGCACAACACATTCCTTTGGTTTCGCTCATATGCGACTCCAGATAGGCTGCTGCCATTTCGTCGATGGTACTGGCTCGCTTGCGTACTCAGGCAGCAGGGCGGATACAGTCCATGACTTGTAGTCAGCCGCGAGTGATTTTTCTGTTTTGATGTTTTTGGCGGTGTAGCTGAGGATTAACTGATTGGCTTCTTCGTTGGTACAGTCGGAATGATGGAACCATGTACTTTTCATTCATCCCTCCGCTTCCAGATTCCAAGTTCTCCCCGGAATATCATCAGCGTTCCGTTAACAATGGCATGGCGTTGCGCCTTGCGGTCATTGACGTATTTCCTGATCGTTCCCCTGCTGGCCTTGAGCATCCTGGCCACTTCGGTCTGATTCCCGCGTGTCTTTATCAGCATCTCAGGGATTGTCTGGATGTCTGCAATCATCGCCTCACCTCACTCAGGCATCTGTCGAATTCTGATATCACCCGGCTGACGCCGAAGCCGGACTGCTTATCTGTCTTTTTGTAGAGCACGTTTTTATTGTTGTCCGGGCTGTCCTTTTTGATAATCAGACCGTCCCGGGTCATTGTTGCCAGCGTTACGCGAACGTATGGTTTAGGAAGCCCTGCTTCTCCGGCTATCTCATTCGACGTCATACATCTGCCCGTTGATAACAGGTCGATGATTGCTATCTGCATTTTGCTCATGCTGCTTTCTCCGCTGAAGTTTTCACTGCCACGCCGGGGAACAAGTCGAATGCGCGATCGCACTGGTTGCCCCACATATCCCACCCCTGCACGCTGTCACGACTGAACAGCTCGCAGCGCGTCACGTCGCCCAACAACCTGACCAGCAGATCGCGAAACTCCGGTGGCTTGGCGCTGTGTCCCATTCTTGGAGCGGTCACGTGCTGGCAAATAGACGAATCAAGCCGTGCGGGTAATTTCCCCTTCACCGCGAACAGGCAGTCTTCGCTGTTTGCTCGGGTCATGTGGCCCATGCCGATCGCACTGTTACCTTTGTGCTTATTGGTCTTGTGCCAGGTGAATCCCTTCATAGTCATCAGGCGGAAACCCCAGGCATCCATCACCTTCAGCGCTTCCATTGGTTGGGTCGGCACCCACCACATCGCCAGCAGGCAATTATCATCTGCTAAATCCCATACCGGCAGGCGGCAGATATCAGGGATTGTCATGGTCTGGTATTTGTGGCCGGCACCGCGCTCGCCGTCGTTCGCTTTGTCGCGATAGGTCCAGGGTGGATCTGCATAAATCAGGGTGTATTTTTCCATCACGCCACCTGCTTTTGTCTGAGTTGGTTATATTCGCTGTCATTTGGCACCGTCAGTCGGCACCCGATATTCATCGCCCATTGCTCCACCTGAGTGAGGTAGTGATGCATGTCGCCTGTATCGAGGTCGGCTGTATGCCGGAGCGTTTGCACCTGAGTTCGTTCGCCTGTCTTCACATTCACCATTTCCCGCGCTTCGTACCCAAGGAATGTGTTTTTCATCGCCTCTTTCACCCATTCGGGAGACGCAAAGGACTTGCCACGCTTAATCAGATAAGCGCTGAGTTCTGCGTACCACATGTGCTGGAGTGAGTTCTGAGGGATGCTGCGCTGGTCGCGCCATTCTGAGAATTTGATGCGGTATTTCTTACCGGAAGAAACGAGGTTGAAGATGTGCTTAGTGAACTGACCCAGGGTAGATACATGCAAACAGAAGTCCTGCATGGTTACCTCCCCTCGAGTGTCTCCACGTAGTCATAGAGATTGTCTGCTGCCTGGCTAATGAGAAGGTCGATAACCTGCTCACTGTGGCCGCCGCTGCGAATCATCGTCAGAGCAACCAGTAATGCCTCGCGTGACTCGATTACCGGCTGGTGACGCGGTTTGAATGGGATGATTTCTGCTGTCATGATGACTCCCCTTTGATACTGATACCGCACACCCTGATAGCTTCGGCGCAGTCATCGATAGCTTCGTCGTAATTTTCGGCCTCTGATAATACGAAGCCGTTATCCGTTGTGTTTAGCTTTGATACTTTGCCCGGTAACGCCACCTCAATCGCTGCGCGTGATGCCTTCCAAACTTCCCAAAGGCCTCGCTTTGTTGCGTATGGTGGGTTTTGTCCTGTTTTCTTCATCCACGCTTCAAACTGCGCTCGACTATCCATCATTCGTCCTCCTTCCGGTACATCACCAGCACCAGGTTGCCTCTGGTAGTGATACGCATCGTGCTGCCTGACTCCAGCGTGTCGAGGTCGAAAGAGTCATACAGCTCATTGACAGCTCGCTGCCTGCGGTCCTTCTCTCGTCGATTCGACCACTCTCTTGCGGCTACCTTCAGAAGCCATGTGCAGGAGTTTCTGATTATCCACAGATAAGCGATGACGGTTAGCGCAAGTGTCATCCAGTCTACGTAATTCATCTTGTCCATCACCCTCTCCTCCCCGCCCAGCGCCAAATAAAAAGGGCCGCGATAATTAGCAGCCCCGATACGATAAGTTCTGTTGTGTATGTCTGGTGCATTACATTAGCCCCGTCATTTTCTGAATGAGCATCCCGGCTTTTGATGTCGTTTCGAAACCGACTTTTCCGCGAAATAGCCACTGAAATGGAATTGTCAGGCAGTAGAGCGGCACGAACCACAGGCGGTTTAAGCGCTGCCAGAATTTGGCATCAGCGCTGCTTTGCCACTTTGTATTGTCAACGACCTGATAATCGAACCCTCGTGGGTCGCCATCGTGAATGTCACACCCGCACAGAAAGTCCGCCACCTGTTGTGTGTTCTCGATTCCTGCGGCAGTCATCCGCTTTTCCAGTTCAACGCGCCATAGAACAGGAACCCATCCGCGTCTGTATATCATCACTCATCTCCTTGCATCATCAGGAAGACGATCATCGCGGCGCGTAGCGGGTTAGCGTTGTGTGATTCGAAATAATCAACGTTAAACCCATCATTCACGTCATCATCGCTGCCTGTAAAATCAGCCATCCAACCCTCTTTGTAACGAGGTGCATGTAGTGAAATTTTATTAGCTGAGATAATCGGCCAGGCGTCTGCGGGGTTGTTGCAGGGGTCGTATCTGCGACCGGTTGAGTTTCTAATAACAAGTTTCAGAAGCGGCTCAGAATTACGGGCTTCACCGGTTGCTGCACCAACAGCCGCGTTAATCGCAAAATCAGTCAATTTGCTGTAGTCCATCATGATGCCTCCCCTGCAACGATAGCGTGCGCGTAATAAATCGGAACGGCTTCACCACTTACCCTGAACTCTTTCGCTGGGCCATCACCTTCAGCCACGCATACAACAGGTGTTTCTCGGCCACTGACAATGCTGTATTCAGCGCTGTAGCTATCTTCCTCTTCAGCCCATGTTTGCGCTGCTGATTCGGCGTCATAAGCCTCAATTTCACAAGCGTCATCACGCTCAGTACCCATATCAGGGCACCATACCAAATATGTTTTCATGACTTCCCCCCTCTGGCTGGCTGCCCGGCCCAAATTCTAAATAGCAATACCATCGCTCGATGCTGTCTCATTTCTGTTGTCATGATTTCACCTGCTTGCGGTAGCTGAACCAGTCGAAGTTGACCCACATCCCGCCGTCCATTGTCATGCGGTCCATGATGCGAACCCCTAGCATTTCAGTCAGGCCGGTTGCGTCAAGGTTAGTCAGCATCCCGACAGGCTTGCGATTGCTCAGGCGGTTATCCACAATCTGGAACAGCACCACTTCCTCGTTTTTGTTGCCTCGCTGTACGCCGATATCGTCCAGTACCAGGAGGTCAACACTGCACAGGTCTTTCATCAGAGATGATTCTGTCAGCTTTGCGCCGTCCTGGTACGTTTCACGAAAACGCATCATCAGGTCAGGCACGGTGACGACGAGTACAGACTTGCCGCGATCCAGTAGCTGGTTTCCGATGGCGGCCGCCAGATGATTTTTCCCGGTACCACACCCCCCGCTGAAGATAAAACCGCCAAATCCGCTGCCGAAATTGGAGGCGTACTCTCGTGATTTGTTCAGGGCGTGGCGCTGTCCCGGCAACTCAGCGTTGTAGTTCTGGAATGTGCAGGTGCGGTGAAGCTCCTGAATGCCAGAACGTCCGAGGACAGATTGCAGGCGGGAAAGTCGATTTTGTTCAGCAACGCGCTGTGACGAGATGCGTCCCTGCTCTTCCTGCCAGGTTTTCCACTCTTCTGCGGTGGTGAACTTCGGTTGCACACCGGGAGGCATGGCAGCCTTCAGGCGTTTAAGTACGTCGTATGCGCTCATCCGGTGAAACCCTCCGGGATATAGTTCATCGGCTGGCTAACCCCGGCCACGCGGCGCTGACTACCCCAAGAGCTGCGATTGCCAGCCTGCTTGTTCTGGTAGTTCAGTTTGGCGCTGGCAGTGTTAAACCAGTTCTTTGGCTTTTCGTGAGTGAACTCGATGTCGAGTCGTTGAAGTTCGCTTTGCAGGTCGATATTCGGGAACAGCTTCTTCCAGGATTCGTAGTCCTTGTGATTCAGTCGAACGATGTTGCCTTCGAATGCGTAGCGTCCTGCCATGTCCTGCACGTTGTCGGGGATCGGCTCTTCAGGAAGAAGGTCATCCTCGCAAGTCGCTTCAGCGGCTTGGGTGTTATAGGGAATCAGGTTAAGGGAATCAGGAATCAGGTTAAGGGAATCAGCAGGATTTAAATTGTTCGCTTCCTGTTCTTGCACTGTATTAGCATGGTTCTCTTCTTGTGCTTCATTTTTTTCAATAGGTTGCGCATCCTTACCCTCACTTTGCACTGGAATTGCACCATGCTTGTCTGGTGCTTCTTCAGGTGCGGAAACTTCCTTTACCTGTTCTGGTATCTCACTTGCCGCTTCTTTGCAGTGCGGGTTCTGGTGCTTCTTCCAGTTGTTAATCTGGATGAACGGGTTCGCCTCTACTGCGTATCGAGTGATGAAATTGCGCTCATGAAGCTGCTGGAGCATCAGATCGCAATCAACATTATCGAACGGCAGTACTAGCGCTTTAATCTTCTTAGGGCGGTCATCTAAGCGACCTTCTTTGTCGGCAATAGTCCACAGCCCAGCGAAAAGAAGACGCGCGTAAGGATCGCATTCGGCCAGTTCATCATTAGTGAAAAAGCCTGGTTTGATGTTCCTGGATCTGGCCATTTAAAAACTCCACGGTTTGCTTGGGCCATAAACTCCAGCTTCATTGAGCTTCTTCTCATGCGCCCGCATAGATTGAGTTGTGTACGACAGGATTGGTGTGGCGCTCGATTTATTAATGAGCAGCGAGCACCCGCAGCGATTTAGCTTTGTAATGCTTTCACCTGCTATCTCAACCAGCCTTTTAATGGCTGCGTACTTGCATCCAAATACGGTGATGCCTATATCTTCAAGCAGGGAATCAAGCGACCATGGCTCTGACTTTTCTAGACAGATCACATCATAAGTGTCCGCAATAACTTCTAGCGGAGTACCCCTCTCTACCAAACCCTCCCCAGAAAAAGCATCCTCAACAACCTCTAGTGGGCAGTTGAAAAATTCACGGTTTGAGCTGATGCGGTATTCTTTTAATAAGTCATGAATAACCGACTCGTGATGATGGGGATTTTCCGAGTAATAGGCTGCATGAACAGTAAAAGGAAACGGAATGCCCGTTCCCTGAGATATTTGATTTGCCCTAAACTCAGGCTCATTGGTTGTCATGCCGACCTTGTACACGTCTGGCATATAGTCATTTGATAAAATGTATACCCACCCGAAAGGCGCATGTCATCGGGCATCGGTACGTTAGTCAAAGCTTCGGCATTTATTGTGAGAGGCTCACTCATACCGCCACTGTTTACATACACAGGTATTCCTGGCATAATTTTCTCCAGTTATTAGTGATCGCTAATTGCTATCAGGCCGCAAAAGAGTTCGTGCTCTCTTGCGGCTTTTCTTTTGTCATTTCCAGTTGCAGCCGTGAGTATTCAAGCTGTATCCAGATCAGATGCCGGTAGTGCTCCAGCGGCATCTTCTTCTCTCCAGACATCACAAAATCCTCTACACCGCAGGCGGCGAGAGTCTCCATAATCTCTGGGTATTTTTCTGTGCGGCGCAGTACAGTCGAATCAGCCACATGAAGCAGCTTTGCGACCACTGACTGACGTGTGTTGGTTAAAGCTTGGTGCGCGGATGCCAGCAGATGACGACCGATGAAGGCAATACTTCCTGATTTGCGTTCGTTTGCGTGTTCCATCGTTGATACTTGTCCTTGTTGATTAGTAAGTTAGTTACGTGTGAGCACCGTGGGGTGCCACATAGTTAGTGCCTGCGTTGTCGGCGGGCGGTCAGATTGATAAAGAGCGGTGTTGCTTATGCTGCGGCAGGCGGGAACAAGTCATCGATTCCTACTGCGGCACCATGTTTGTTGAATACAGTAACTAGCATCCGACACTGGGTTACGTTCAGGCTTCGACGGCCGTTTTCGTAATGACCGATAGCGCCCTTGGTTAATCCAAGCTCACTGGCGATCTCTCCCTGCGTCAGCCCCAGTCGCTTACGGATAATTCGCAAGTTGTTCATATGGGCCTCCTTTAAAACCGTAGTATACATTTCGTATCTAAACTCAGCAAGTAAATATACAAAATGTGTCTCGATAAAATAAATACAGATTGTATGATTCAGGAATGAACATGAAATGGTATGACCTCGCTAAGTTCCGCATGAAGGAACAGGAAGTTGGGCAGGAAAAATTGGCCGAGCATCTTGGGATAACCAAAGGTGCCATTAGTCATTGGCTTAATGCCAGGCGTGAACCAAGCCTTGAAGATATAGCGAAGATAATGCGGTATCTGGGACTTAAGGAGTTCGTGGTCAACCATGACGGGACAGTTTCGCCTACTGGTTCAATGGCAAACGTTGACGGCTTTAAGCCCTATACGCCGGGAACAAAGTACCCGGTAATTAGCAAGGTACAGGCTGGGGCATGGGCCGAGGCATGTGAATCCTATACGCTGAAGGATATCGACCTATGGCTTGAGTCTGATGCGCACATACAGGGTGACGCGTTCTGGCTTGAGGTTGAAGGAGATTCGATGACAGCGCCTGCTGGGCCAAGTATTCCAGAAGGAACATTTGTGCTTTTTGACACAGGCAGAGATGCTGTAAACAACAGCCTAGTGATCGCCAAGCTTTCTGACTCAAACGAAGCCACTTTTAAGCGACTAATAATCGATGGCAACCAGAAGTACTTGAAAGGGCTCAACCCACAGTGGCCGATGGTTCCGATTAACGGTAACTGCAAGATTATCGGCGTTGGTGTGGAAACTAAGATGCGCCTGGTTTAGTCCAGTGGCAGGAAGATACGTTCGGGTGAGGTCGAAGAGATGTGGCCTGAAGTTTTTTTCGGCAGTTGCCGATGATTTACACACAGCGCGTATCCGACGCTAGATTGGAACGCTTATTGGTTTACAAGGGAAAGGCCGATCCCGGCCAAAAAGAGCTAGGAATCATATTGTTATGAGTAATTTCCCAGTAAATGGATCCCAGGGTAATTTAAACCTATATCCTGAAGTAGAAGTCACCGTTGATGGTATACCAATGGGTGTTCTCAGTGATGGAACTCCCTACCTAACTCTTTATGGTTTAGCAAAGTTATGCGGCATTGACGATACTCCATTACGTGTATTTACCACTAATTGGCAATCAGAAAAGCATAAACCTCGTGGTTCGAAAGTAGCATCTTACTTGGAGTTGCGAGGGCATCGTGATGTCGATGAACTATTCACTAGAACAACAAATAAGTCGGGTGTTGAAACACATGCTTATCCTGACTATGTTTGTATGTCGATCTTACAATACTATGCTTTTGACGCCACAGGGTTCGATAATACGCTTGCACGCAATACCTTCGTCAGGTTAGCCGATTATACCCTAAAAAGAATGATTTATGAGCAGTCTGGGTACAGACAGCCAAACCCGGCGGTCATAAGTCAGTCATGGGATGTTTTTCAGCAAAGGATTTTAGCTAACGACTCAATTCCAGTAGGATATTTTTCTATCTTTAGAGAAATGGCCGATTTGACGGTAAGGTTGATTAATAGCGAGTTCAAACTGGATCCCCACTCAATACCCGACATAAGTGTTGGCGGAAGGTGGGCTACTCACTGGAAAGATAATAAACTATCTCTTACGCATGGAGAAAGGATGCTTCACCCTCATAATTATCCTAAGGACTTCCCACAAAGTAGGGGAACACAGAAAGAGGCGTATATTTATCCCAATTCGGCATTAGGACTTTTCAGGGATTGGCTTTCAACAACCTATATTAATACTCATTTGAAAACATATCTTTCTGGTCAGGTACAAAAGAAAACATTAGCCGCACCTCAAGCCGATAAAATCCTTATCGCACTCCAGAATCCGACTCTACCAAGGCCACGCTGAGGTAATCCCGGCCACCGCGCCGGGTTTTTTGTCCCTATCTCCGCATCAAATCTAGCGCGAACTCCACAGCCAGATCCGGCTCTCCGCCACTCGATAGCACCCTCAGCATCTCAATCACAGAAGCGTTCGTAACCGCCCCGCCCTCGTCGATAACCTGAATCACCGCCTCGCCAATCTTTATTGCAACGGCATCGTGGGCCCTTTCCATGTCCATACATCCTCCTTTGTTGAAATTTCATCCTACCAAATGTGGTGATTTTTGGCGCGGTGAAAAATAAATACTCATATATATCAATCCATAACGTATACATTTCAATTTAAGTATACAAAACGTATTGCATCATACGAATACGTTTTGTATATTTACCCCATCAGCAGGACGCTGAAGCAACACAACAAGGCAGTTCGCTCTTTAACAATCAGATGCACGCTGACAAAGCGTGACCAGACCAGAGATGGTTTTGGTGAGTGGTGAATGCGCAGGCTGATGCGCGCCAAGATCGCAACTTAAGTCGCTACGGCGCAGTGATAGATGGTATGCGCGGCGTACCCGCACAAGGTCTGGTAAGTGCCATCCAGAAAGCCGGGAATCAGTGCCGGCCACCACTCAACCAAAATCATCTACCCCTAACGGAGGTTCAAATGAACGCAAAGCAACGCCGCAGAGAGCGCCTGAGAGCCTCCGCGATTGAACGTGAAGCAGATATTAGACTGATGCGAAAGATCGCTGTAATCGCTTCTGGTTGCAGCAGCCTGAAGGTAGCAAGAGCTATCAACGGGCCGAGTGTTCGTGATGTGAAAGAAGCCGAGTTTGTTACTCGCGAGAATCCGCAGTACCGCAAGGTTAATAACCCTTACGGTCAGCATATTAACGCCCGCCAGAAGATGCGCGGATGCAGCATTCCACTGATTTGAGGTGAGTATGGGAAACCTGAGTTATTGCCAGTTCAGAAATACAGCCAGTGATTTTAAACAATGTCTTGAGGCCATCGGCAATGCCGAAACAATCGATGACATCAGCAAATCTGAGCAGCAGGCCGCAGAGGAGTTACGCCAGATGGCAGATGAGTATTGCAATTGGTATGACCAACTCACAGGTGAGTAGTCGGCCTTTAAAAGCGGCGCTGCCGCAGGAGTGAGAGATGATCAACACGGATTACCCCGGCGACCTTAAGCAAAGGCTGCAGGATGCAGTAGCTGGTTCATTCGCAGGATGCTTGCAGGAACAGGAATACAGAGCTGTGACATCAGCGGTCGTGGAGTTTCTTACCGCACTCAATCTGACTGTTGATGAGGTGCGCGAGGTTTTTCAACACTCTGACGGAATGGACGCCGACACTGACCGATGTCTCGATGAAATAATCGAAGCGTTTAACGACTAACAGGCTGCCAACAGGCGGCCTTTTTTATGCCCGGAGCACACCATGATAGTCAATCGTAAGGATGGTAAGTGGCGCATCACTGCACTGGCCTGCGGCTACTCATGGCGGGCTGACAAGTTAAAAGACAACGGTGAGCGTGCTGATAACAGGCTGACTGTGAACCTGAACAAAGAGCAGTGGGAAAGGTGGAGGGTTGGATGAAAGAGTTTAAAGGGACGCCTGGCAGGTGGGATGTTGGCATGAATGGAGAGATCCTTTCTGATGCCGGACATATCGTCATGGGGACGGATTTGGTTCACGGTAATGAGCATGACCTTGACTTAGCATCCTCAGCGCCTGAGCTTCTGTCTGCCCTACAAGAGCTTCTAATCGATATCCGCATTGCACAAGGAAACATGCGTGATGCAGCAAAAAAAGATAAGCGCTGGGAGGGTTGTGCGGAGTCATTTCAATCTCGCGTTGACGCTGCTGACCTCGCCATTGCCAAAGCACTGGGGGAATCACAATGAGCAAAGAAACAGGTGGGCCAGCGTTTACGTATGAATATGACCACTTAAATAATGACGGTAGTTGTTCACGTGAAATCGAGCCAGGACAGACGCTGCGTGACCATTTCGCAGGGCTGGCTATGCAAGGAGATATGGCGTATGACACCCTCGGAAAAGATATTTCCAGTGGCAGATTGCAAGAATATGCCGAGCATTATTATCGAATCGCTGACGCCATGCTCCGTGCGCGCGGCGAGTAACTGAGGAGAAGAGGATGGTTCAGCAGTTTGAATATTTCGTAATGGATGCACGAGCTAGATTTGATACTGAGCGTGCAGCAGTTTTCGAGGTCTTGGGCAAAAATCCCCCGCAGGCGTGGAAGCTGAGGCGGGACTGGGGTGGCATGGATGCAGTTCTGGTGCGCGCCCCGGTGCTATCTGACTTGAGAGATGGCGGAAGCTCTTGTGGTGATTTTGAATACGTTAGTGAAATTGAGTGACACCGCAATGCCCTATGCATGAAAGGGCATGACGACGCACTCCGCATCAACCGCGCTTTAGTCGTCAAGGCAATGGCGTTAAAGGAAATTGCATAGCCGTTTGGCCTGAGCTAACCCTCGGGCCTTTTTTATGCCCGCAAGCCAACGCTCATTCATATCGAGTGAGCATCGTCATGCGAATAACCCATTAAGGAACCGACCATGCAACCAGCTTATGCGATTGCCGGGTGGCCTGTTGCTGGCCGCTCCGAATCACTTTTAGAAATCATCACTAACCGCCTCCGCACTGGCTGGCGCTCATTAATCGAAACCCTGAAGCAACCCGGGAGGCCGTAATGAAATCACGTTACTTCAGCAAGGCACAGGAGCTATCTCGTGAAGCCGTCATGTACAGCAATGCGGATAAGTGGGCGGCGGCAATGAATATTCTTCGGAGGGCTTTTCAGCCATGAAACTGACATACAGCGACAGAAAGGAAATTGACAGCATCATCGCGGAATTCACGGAAGAAGATAACGAGCGGATTTATGCGGAAGTTGAGGGTGATGTAAATCGCATGAAGTCCAGCCCGGTTACTCCTGTATTCCAGGCGATTTGCCGTGACCCGCTGGCCTTTGAACTGGCATCTGATGCTTCCGAGTGGCAGGAAGCAATGAGTCATTTCCTTTGGGATCGGCTTACAGATTATCACAAGCATCAGTACGCTCTGGATATCTTCATCGCAAAGCGTAGAACGCAGGAGGCGGCGTAATGAACCAGCAGCTTGTAAATCAGATTTACGAAATCGTTAACCCTCTCAAGGCTGAATTCGAGCAGGTTTGCTCTGAAAAGTCAGTGACGTTCCAGCGCGAGTCTGAGTTTGCCATGCAGATATTCGCAAACAACGATTACCTCGCTGGCGTGGCGGCGCAGAATGCGACTTCTACACGCAGCGCGATCATGAATATCTCAGCGATTGGAATCACGCTGAACCCTGCGCAGAAGCTTGCTTATCTGGTGCCAAGGAAGGGTGCTATCTGCCTCGACATCAGCTACATGGGCCTGATGCATATCGCCCAGCAGTCTGGGGCTATTAAGTGGTGTCAGTCGGCTATTGTGCGCAAGAACGATAAATTCATGCGTACCGGCATTGATATGCCCCCTCGCCATGAGTTCAACGAGTTCGACACGCAGGATCAGCGTGGTGAAATTGTCGGGGCTTACACCGTCATTAAAACAGATGAAGGCGACTACCTGACTCACACCATGCGGGCAGAAGACATCTACTCTATCCGCGACCGCTCAGAGGCATGGAAGGCCTATAAAACCAAAGGAAAATCATGTCCGTGGGTTACTGACGAAGAGCAGATGATCCTCAAGACGGTGGTTAAGCAGGCCGCGAAATACTGGCCTCGCCGTGAGCGCTTGGATGCCGCTATCGACTATGTCAACACGGACGCTGGCGAGGGTATTAATTTTAATCAGCAGCAGGCGACGGAGAAGGATATTTCCCCTGCTTCGCTTGAGACATTGCAGATCATCACTGACCTTCTTACTCAGATGGATAAGACGTGGGAGGCAGACATGCTGCCACTCTGCTCCAACATTTTCCGCAGGCCTATTAAGGCAGCAAATGAACTGACAGAAATCGAGGCCGTCAAGGCTCATGACTTCCTTTCGAAACGATCCAAGGCGGCAGCATGAAACCAACACTCCTTTCATTGTTGCGCTCTGGTAAGTACAGCATCCGAGATATGGCAAAAATTTTAGGTGTCTCAAAGTCTCGCGTTTCGTGGTTTATCTCTGAGCTTGAGCGCCGTAAATGGGTAGAGGTCACACGGTGCGCTATATGGCTTCACGATGGCACGCGATCAAATAAGCAGAACACCTACAGGATAGAAATATGACGCCTGAAGTTATCCTCGCTAAGTCTGGAATTGACATAACCACCATTCAACAGGGCGATGAGGCATGGCATCGTCTTCGCCTCGGCGTCATTACTGCATCGTGCGTATCAAACGTCATCTCAAAGCCACGTAGCGGGACCAAATGGACGGACATGAAGATGTCCTACTTCCATGAATTACTTGCTGAGGTTTGCACTGGCGTAGCGCCAGAGGTAAATGCCAAGGCACTTGCGTGGGGTAAGCAGCATGAAGACTCGGCGAGAGCCCTGTTTGAGTTCACTACTGGCGTGTCAGTAACTGATGCTCCAATCCTCTATCGCGATGATTCGCTGCGTACCGCTTGCTCGCCTGACGGGCTTTGCAGTGATGGTCGCGGTCTTGAATTGAAGTGCCCTTTCACCTCCCGCGACTTCATGAAATTTCGCCTGGGCGGCTTCGACGCAATCAAAAGTGCATACATGGCGCAGGTGCAATACAGCATGTGGGTAACCGGGCGCGATGCCTGGTACTTCGCGAACTATGACCCACGCATGAAGCGTGAAGGAATTCACCACATCATCGTTGAGCGTGACGAAAAATACATTTCCGACTTCGAGGAAATGGTGCCGGAGTTCATTGAAAAAATGGACGTGTCGTTAGCTGAGATTGGATTTGAATTTGGTGACCAGTGGCGGTGAAAAATGAAGAAAGTCGCAATGTACCGCCGTGGTCGCGGCGGCCCGAACCACGGACTCAAGGAAAAGGCTGTCTGGCTTCTCAGTAAAGGCCCGATGACAGGACGTCAGTTGCACATGGCAACGAAGCTATCACTCCGCAGCATTCACAGACAGCTCAATGCAGAGCGCCACCTTGTCAGCGCCACGGCCGAGATATCAGCGGGCGACTGGTATATCGACGAAGAGACAGGATATCGCGACCGCTTATATACGCTTGTCCGAAAGCCCCGGCGCATCACTGCTAAAGCATCAACGAATAAAACCATCTTAGTCAGCATCAAATCACTGCGTGACCGTGGCGAAGATAAGCGCCAGGAGTGCATAGAAGCGGCTGCGCGTCGGGCAAGGCTGATTAAAGCCGGCCTGTGGATTACATCATCGGATTTAACTGACTGACTGCGGTCGGCGGGAGAGAGATATGACAGCAAAATTTTACGGGTTTGAAAGAAGCTTTCTGCATGACACTACAGAGGAAGACTCCTGGGTTATCGACATGGTTCGGGCATCTGAATATGTGAAGCTTGAGTCTGACGTCGCCGCGCTTCAGGAGAAGGTGCGGGCGCTGGCTGTTTTAGCTGAAGAGCGGAGAGAATTTATCGTCAATGGGGCTGAGTTAGGGCACATCGAGATGCCAGTATTTAATGATGACCCGGCGACCGCTATATACCAGCGCTGCTTGTTGAATTCGGAATTTGCAGCTGCCGCCGCTCTCCGCGAGATTCGGGCGCAGTCTCGCGCCGAGGGAATCCACTTCGCGGCCAACAGAATACTTGCGGCATGGGAATCAGGGTTCATTGATGACACTGCAGCAGCGGCTTATGACATATCCGGTGCTGTTCTTTCTGCTGTCGAGTTCCTGCCGAATGCTGATGAAGGCGAGTTCAAGCGTGATTATGCAGATGAAGTTCGCGCCCGAATTAGAGCAGGAGAGCAGCCATGAGCGATGTAGAGCTGTTTAATCATGCAAAGCGAGTCATTGAAAATGGCGGTGAGTTGGAACGCGAAACTTGCCGTTCACTGATTGAGTGGCTGGAGGAAGCAGAGCGTGAGCGCGACGAGCTGCGGGCAGAACAGGCTGAGCATGACGAGCAGATAGCCAGGATGGAAGGTAAGTTCAGTTTGGCAAAGCGTGCTCTTGATTCTAAAGCTGCGCGATGTGACAGGGCAGAGGCCGAACTTGCACGGCGCGATGCGGCGGCGGGTGAGCCTGTTGCATGGATTTCAGAGCGCAATCTCAAGATTTTGGGGAAAGCGTTTTCGGTTGTCGTGAAGCATGAGCCTGTAATGGTTCGCCCTGTTGCTCTCTACACCGCCGCGCCGACTGCCGTGTTGCTCCAAAGTGATATTGACCGCATTGTTCCTGCAATTGACCCTGATGGTCTGGACGAGGCGAAACACTATATAGAGCACGCGCTTTACGTTGATCGCGAAAGAATCCGCTCTGAGCTGAAAGAGCTGGGCGCACAGCCGCAGAAGCCTGTTGCTGAGGTGGAAGAATTATCGATGCAGATTCGACGATTAGTCCACTCCCTGAAAAATTTCAACCCTGATAGTAGCTTGCTGAAATCCGTCCCGGACTACATGCAGCGTAAAGGTTACTGGAAAGCCACTGACTGCCTGAGAGGTGAGCATGATTAACGAGCTTATCGATCAAATTGGCGGGCGTGAGCGGCTGGAGGAATTTATCCGCCAGCCACTGGCAAACGGGCTAACCCGTAGCGAGATCATGACGATGGCCCGCGCACTGCTGGCGGTGCTGGATGGACAGGAGAATAGCACTATCCGCAAACGCAAAGCGCTGCTGTGGCTTGAGCGTCAGAAAATGGCACATCCGGGTATGAATGAAGTGCGTTACGCAATTGACCTTATTACCGTACCGCCAGCAGCCATCGTGCCGGATGGGTTAGCCGCAGCAGTGAATCTTCTGTTAGATTCCGATGGCTCACGCGGCACGTTCAGTGCGATTCGCCGTGGTGATGCCCTTGCAGAGGTTGAGAGATTGCTGGCATCAGCCCCAGCGCCGGGAGGTGATGGTGGATGAATTCTTCACTCTGCCGAGGCTAATCCTCGCGATAGTAATGCTGATAGGCATTGCCCTTTGCCTGAAAGAAATGTGAGCCACCCAAGCGGTGGTTTTTTTACGCCTGAACAACGGAGAAACACCATGAATTTTGCGGACCCAATTGACGAAGCAGCAGCACGCGAGCAGCAACTGATTGAAGTGGCACTGGCTAATCGTAAGCACCGGAGCCACCATCGCCAGTGTGCAAAAATGCAGACTGCGGCGAGCCATCTCAGCCCGGCACAAGCTACTGCTGTGCTGAGTGTCGCGAAGATAGCGAGAAGTGGCAACGGGCAATTCAGCAGCGCCGCGTGGCTTAAGGATGAGCCATGTCGCCAGTACAGGAAAATGCACTACGGTCTGTGGCGAAAAATTGCCGGGCTGAAATCATCAAAGCCACTGCCGGCCAACCGATATCTGAGAAAGACCGCATCACTACCCTTCTGTTAGACAAATTCACTAAACAAATAACCGCCCTGCCGCCTGGTAAGTTCTCAGCTAAACGCTGGCTTACTTACTATGTGCGTGTGGTGGATAGGGAGATTAGAGCATGAGAGGAATAAATGAATGAGCTGGCTCTTTTCGCAGGCGCTGGCGGAGGAATACTGGCCAGCCACTTACTGGGATGGCGAACCGTATGCGCAGTTGAACGTGATGCCTACGCCGCACAGGTTCTGGCGCAACGACAAAATGATGGAATTCTCCGACCTTTCCCGATTTGGTCTGACGTGTGTAGTTTTGACGGAAAGCCATGGAGAGGAATTGTTGATGTCATTTCTGGCGGATTTCCCTGTCAAGACATCAGCGCAAACGGAAAAGGCGCAGGAATTGAAGGTAAGCGATCTGGATTATGGGCAGAAATGGCAAGGATTGTCTCTGAGGTACGACCGAAGTTCGTGTGCGTGGAAAACTCACCAAGGCTCACAGGAAAAGGACTTGCCGTGGTCATTAGTGACCTTGCCGAAATGGGGTATGGCTGTGAGTGGTTTCGTTTATCAGCATCAAACTGCGGTGCGCCCCATACCAGAGACAGGATCTGGATTATGGCCTACAGCGAAAGCCAGTATTCGAGGGGATTGCCCGAGCGAGAGGTTGCGCAGAACGCCAGACCTGCCGGCAGCAATAAAAATGAGGCTGTTACCAAATGGATCAGTTCCTCCCCAAGATGGACAGTTGAACCCACAGTGGGTCGAGTGGTTCATGGGATGGCCCATCGGGTGGACAGAATTAAGGCCCTTGGAAATGGACAGGTTCCGCGAGTGGCAGCAGCTGCATTCTCCCCTTTAGTAACAAATCACAATGACTAACCCTCCCCCATCTATCTACTGAGGTAACCTGGCGAATACCCACAGGTTCGATTCCCGTCAGGTTCGATTCCCATCGGAGTAAATATCATGCAGCATCAATTACAGCCAGACTCCCTTGTTGATCTGAAGTTCATCATGGCAGATACTGGATTCGGAAAGACCTTCATCTACGACCGCATCAAAGACGGCACCCTACCGAAAAGCAAACTTATTCACGGCCGCGCCCGCTGGCTATATCGTGACCACTGCGAATTCAAAAACAGACTCCTGAATTGCCTGAATGGGTAA